ACCACCCTTCTTAGCTTCCATAGCCTTCTTGAGTCCCTCTGGCATCTCGCCATAAGACATTCCCTCACCCTCCATCATGGAGGCAGCATCAGTTTTAAGAGCCAGGGCCTTGATCAGCTCGTCTATCTCGTAATTAGACGCGAGTTGGGCGATCTTCTGATCATCTCCTTGCATATCTCCCGAGATATCCTCGGTTTCCATGCCGGAACCCGTGTCGCCATCAGTAGAAGGCCCGGCGGATCCGTCATCGGTCCCGCCATCGGTAGCATCATCACCGGAATCCATGCCGGCTTCCGCGTCGGGTGCCTCACCATCCTGAGAAGGCATGTCACCGTCAGCGGTGGGGTCGGCATCAGCACCTTCGTCGGCGCCATCTTCCAGCCCTAGGCTGTCGGATGCTCCGTCGCCCGGATCCATAGCCGAGGCGTCGTCCTCGGAGTCGGACTCCATACCGTAGTCCATGTCGTACTCCGCAGGAGCACCGGTCTCGGAAATCCTATTGCCGCTATCATCGTACACATTGGCTTTGGGCTTATCACCACCACCAATGTTGATATTCACGGTCATTCCCCCACCCTCGTTGTGCTCGACAACCGAAGCAACCGAAGTGGGAGTTTCTGGTTTGGTTTTCTTCCTAGCCATAGTTTGATTTTTTCCTAAGTGTTCTTTAAACGAAATAGAAGACTCCCCTTCGGAGGGGGTAATTGTGATCGTTTCTTGTTCGGATAACTCCGAAAAAGCAGTTAGTCCTTTGACTGCCGGAATAGAAACTAAACCAAGATGGCGTAGGGAAAGTTTCCCAGGTGTAGGATTCGTTTCAGCTTCAGGCAGGTAAAATGAGCTACTTACTTTCTTAAACACCCCATCTTTGATGAGTTGTTCGGCTTTAGGGGTAAGCTCCACCTTACCCCAAAGTTCTTGACCTTTCTTCCAGATCTTACGTACCCAACCTAGAGCCGGAGTATCGTCCTGCTGGTCGTGACCGATTATCAGAGGAGCCTCGTGAGTATCGGGGTTGTAAGACCCCACCACCTGATCGAGGTCACTCTCCGTAAAGACTAACTTCTGACCGGTGGAGGAGATCTGGGGACCTGCTCTGAACATCTCTATGAATACAACCTTTTTAGGCTGCTGGGAAGAGAGAGGTTCTTTGTGGTTGAGTACGTGCTCTTTCATCTATCAGAATACGTTTGTGGAGTTAAGCAGAGAACTGAATCTTGCCTCGTTTCTGGAGAAGCTATCGCTCAGTTGAGCAACTTGACCAGCCGGAGTTCTGACGATGGTCACAAGCAGACGCTCGAGTGTTGGACTTGTAGCCACGTAAACGTCCAATCTCACCGTGCCATTTTCCAGGTCGGTGGTATTGTTATTCGCTGACGAGCACACGACCAGGTAGGCTTGCTCGGGTCTCGATCCGAATAGCGCTCCCTGACGGAAGAACTGACCCAGAATCTGAGAGGCGATAGACTTCACTCTAGCGTACACGGTACCCGCTGAGTCGATCTGCTCGAAGAGGATGTCGTCGAAGCTACGACCCATAACATCGATGAGGACGTTAAGGATGGCACGTGTGTTGATGAATCTGAAGAGCGGGTTGGGGGAGAGGGTTCTGGCACCCCAGGCCACGATTCCACGGTTGGGAAGCGAGCGGATAGGGTTGAGTCCCAGGGCGTAGGTCACTTCCTGTTGCTGGGCGGAGATGTCGAACTTGAGTCCGATGGCTCCTCTCAGTGGGTAGCGAGCGCCGGCGGGAGGCTGCTGGAAGCCCTCGTTGGTGTATCTCGAGCAGGCAATGCCCACCATGTAGCTGGAAGGGGCAATGTAGCGATCGTTATCGTTCTTTACGTAGGGAGCGTAGAAGGCCGCGTGGCCGAAAGGCACTCCCACGGCGGCTTTGATGCCGTAGAGTTCGTCCTGGGCCTCGTTGAGAGACATCTCGTCCGCACCGCAGTCGATGTAGGCGATATGCTGGGTGCCCACGATACCCTCAGTGGTGCCAAGTTTACCCTCGGCGGCTTTGGTAAGCGTCTGGGTGATCTTGAGGCGCTCCTGGCGAGCTTCGTTCTTGCTGGCGAAATCACCCGCCCCTACCTCGTAGGAGAGCACGGTGTAAGCCTCGGGAGCGAATAGGAAGCCAGGTGAGAGGACTCTAGATCCCATGCCCTGCTCGATGGCGTACATGAAGTCGTTTGACTTAGCCGTCACCGTGAGCTTGTAGGACTCGTAGCCAGCGTTCTGGTCGATGGAGTTGAGTTTGACAACATTACCATCCAGCACACCGAATCTATTACGGCCGGGGTAGATCGGGGAGGATACTCCGTTCTTGGAGGTGATCTTCACTCTCAGAACGTAGTCGTGAGAATAGAAGCCGTTGGGTATGGACTTGTCCAGGGTGGCTGGGGTACCGGCCGGGATGCCTGTCCCTGTAGGAGTTACGGTAGCCGATGTGTTCGAAGCCACCGAACCAACCACGAATCTGATGCCATTAGCCATGATGGTGTCGCCGATCGCCAACTCTGTGAGGAACTTGGTTCCTACACCTGTGACCACTCCATCTACGCTGATACCCAAGAGGCCGGAGAGAGCGATATCCTCCAGCTCTGGACGGATGTAGGGGGTCCCAGCATCCGAGATCAGTTTGGTGCTTAGTTGGTGGCCGTTATTGGGGGCGTACTCGTCGGTCGATCCGATCTGCGAGCCGGAGTTTACAGCTTCGACGGAGTAGTAGCCATCTAGCTCCTTCTCCTGCAGGATGCTGTTGATCTCGGCAACCAGGTTGGTTGTCAGTTCGTCAGGGGTAGCTCCGTTCACGATGATGGCACGGTTCTCACCGGCAACCTCAACGTAGAAGACCTGGACGGAATCAGGAAGGTATCCGAGGCGATCTGTAACTCCTCCGGAGGTAGTCACTGTTCCCGAGGGGACTTCTGTGCCCGCAACCTCGGCGGAGTTCTGGAACAGCGAGAATTCCTGGGATACGGAGTTGTACTTCCAGTAGTTGGCGTCAGCGTCTGCCCACCGCACGTACGAGGCGGGAGCGGAGGTGAGGTCCTTCGACACGCCCACAATCTTGCTCGAGGGGATTGCGGATGCGGAGGCGTAGTACTCCTGATTGATCAGGAAGTTCTTGACAATGTTCGACTGATCGGTCGAAACATCATAGGCGAGCTTTCTCACCGTGACGTTGGCGCCGGGGGTACCAGAGAAGTTGATAACCGCTCCACCCAAGGAGCCGGAGAGCTGGATATCGTCGCCTGACTTATTGACCACGAAGTACACCGTGCCAAAACCGATGGAACCCAGATCTCCGTCGTCGGTACCCTCCAGTACCACACGGTCGTCATCGGCAAGTCCTACCGAGGAGTTTAGCGTGATGGTATTGGCCGTGGGATTGAAATTGGCCGGGGTGGCGGTGTACTCCGTAGAACTCTTCAGCACGAAAGCACTCAGAGCGCTACCTGATAGGTGGAGGATGGGTTCACCGGTGGTGATGTCTCTCGCCACGCAGCGGAAATCCAGCTCTTTCACCGAGGTGTAGAACTTGACCACGAACTGGTTGTTGAGGTCGAGCGGAGTAGCGTAGTTCGTATCGCTGAACTGGTAAGCCACGAATCTCTCGACCTCAGGAAGATTTCTGGTGTCCTTCGAGAAGATTCTGAACTTACCGGCAATGGCTTCGGTTGCGTTCTGCTCGATGCGATAGAAGTCGGAGAAATTATCACCGTTGCCAGCGAGGAACGAGTAGATGTCCCTTGAATTATCTACTTGGTCAAGGGCGGTGGTGGTGATAACGCGGATCTCGTCGCCATCAGCATCATTCACTCCGATAGGAGTTCCGAAGTAACGACCGTTGATCTTGAGGGCGAAGGCATTGTACCCAGCACCCGCCACGGAGGCTCCCAGATCAACCACTGTCTCCGGAGTCGGGGAAACGCGGGTGAAGTAGAGGATACCATTTACCCCGACGTTGTCGAAGAAGGCTTTAACGGCGTCGTAGGAAGCCAGGGCACCCTTATTAGAGGTCGGTGGTTTGCCCCCGATCTTCTCGACAAAGTCGTCCACCGAGCCTATCTGTGTGGGTTTGTAAGGCTCGAGTACGGAGTACTTGTTGAGAGCATTGCCCTCGTAGTAGTCCTCGGTGGGCGTGCTGCCGAAAAGGTAGCCTACCGCGTGAGTAGCGATGGGTTGGGGTAGGCCACCTGTCGAGGCTTGTGTTACGAACACGCCGGGCCGATTCAATGTCGCAGCATTGATTCTAATTGGATTGGCCATAGAGATTTGAAGACACTATATCTTTCACTATTATCCTTAAACAAATGGCTGATTTTGACCTGTTTAGTTGGTCGAGTCTACCTTGTAGAGTTGGAAGAGCTCGTTCATCAGCCAGTCGGGGCAGGAGATCGCTCCGCACCTCTTAAACTCCAGTATCTTCATCGACTTCCTCAGGATCTTGTTGAAGTCGTTGGTGGTGACGTACCTCGAGTTTACGCTGACAAACGACTTCAGTTCGGGTACGTCGCTCCTGAGGCATATCGAGCACAGGATAAGGATCAGTTTCAGTCGTTCCGTATCTGTCATGTAGGAGTCTTTATGTTCTCTATTGCCTCCAGGTGGATCTGGGACATCACGGTGAATTTGCTAAGCGGAATCTGCTCCATATCCGAGACTCCAGCAAACGAACCATTCTGCACTCCGTAACACCGTCTCAGCCAGTCAATCTTAGTCATGTAGTTGCAGAGTATGTGCTCCTTGACAATATCAAAAATCTGCATGATGGTTCTCTGGGTCAGGGACCTAAAATCCAGGTCTCTCGTGCAGAGAGTGGAGAGAAGTTCGACAACCTGATCGAAGGAGAGTTCGCTATTCTCCTCCGCGAACATGGAATCCAGGTACTCCAGATCGGAACCTTTTATGTCCCTGAAGCGGATCTCTCGGGATCTGGAGTCAAACACCGACACGGTGTAGTTGCTGTTCTTTCGCGCCGAGAGCGACACCGTTACTCACCCTCTTCCTCACTCCCTTCCCCCTTTCCGCCAAGGCCCAGAAGACTGTTGATGGCTCCTCCAAGAGCCTTCAGCTGACGAGCGGTGAGTCTCTTAGCGTCCTTGAGAGACAGTCTTCTCCGGCCCTGCTCGGGAGCGTGGAGGATGCAGATCGTCTGGAGAGTGGCTTCCACATCCGAAATGTTCTTATTATCCGAGATCTTGGAGATCTCTATAAGATCGCTCGCGGAGGGTTCCCGGAGTGTCAGAAACTTTCCCTCGGAGATCTCTACAATCACGATCTCCGGATCGCCAAAATCAAAGTAGTCGTCCTCCGCCTCAACGGCGGCTCCTGAGGCCGCATCTCGCGCCATCTTGCTTACAGCCATAGTGTTTGTCTGATGTCAAATCCTTTAAACCCCTTTGTTTAAAATTAGTATAGAGGAGGGGGAGGTTGTGGCCGTAGCGAAGAACCCATTCGAGGAGTGGGAGAGGCTCAGGGCCTCCAGCGACTACAGGAGCACCGACACGCAGGCGACATCGCTAGTCCGCCAGCAACTCTCCCAGCCTGAGTACCTCTCAAACTCCAACCGCGTGAATCCCGGCCCCCTGCGTAACTTTCGCGCCGGGCAGGCCGACTCGAAGGATCAGTTGGCGCATAATACGTATAATGAGGAGATGTGGGGTTGGCAGGCATGGGCCGAGGCAAGTAACCAACTCTCCGAATCCACAGTGGCGGACATCCTTCTGGAGCAGAATACTGTTCTAGATCCCAACCAACCCACCAACTACGTTCCTCCGGTGATCGCACCACCCGAGCCCGTGGTTCCTGAGTCGCCGGCCAGCGTCCTGACCACACGAACCAACCTAAAATCCGTCCAGTACGACCAGATCGAGCCCCGCGCAACCTGGACCATCACTCACAATCTGGGCTACTATCCTTCCGTAGAACTGTTTAATAATGAGTGGAATGAGATCGACGGGTACGTAAACCACCTGACTAAAAACACTGTCCGGGTGGAGTTTACTCTGCCACTTAGTGGCCATGCTAGGCTAATATAATGAGCAAAGAAGTCTACGTAAACATGGATTTTAAGGGTGCTAGTAGGGTTCTCAACCTACCCACACCCCTGGATGACTCGGAGCCGGTAACTTTCGGTATGTTGAAAGCTCTAGAGGATAGAGTAGAAATTTTTGACACCTCTACTTCTGTGGACGGAAGCATTCCGGTCTATAACGCTGGACAGGGCAAGTTCCTATCCGACTCTACTAATACCAAACTCACCTTAACCGACGGGGGCAATTTCTAGTTATGGCTAACGTTCTGCGCATCAAGCGCCGGGCCAGTGGTAACGCTGGCGCACCGGCCAGCTTAGCCAACGCGGAGTTGGCCTTTAACGAAGTCGACGACATCCTGTACTATGGTAAGGGTACGGGCGGTGCTGGTGGTACGGCCACCACAATTCCGGCGATTGGCGGCTCAGGCGCGTTCCTCAGCCTTAGCGGCGCGCAGACCGTTTCGGGCAACAAGACGTTCACCGGCGACGTAATCGTCACCACTCAGACACTGTCCGACAACAGCACGAAAGCGGCGAGCACGGCTTTTGTCAAGGGGCAGGGGTATCTAACGAGCGCGACTGGAGTGACCAGCGTTGCGTTATCGCTACCGAGTTTTATCACAGTCAGTGGCTCTCCAGTTACCACAACTGGCACACTCACCGGCACTTTGGCCAGCCAGACAGCAAATACAGTATTCATCGCGCCTGACGGTTCTGCAGGCGCCCCGACTTTCCGCTCCCTTGTCGCTGCGGATATTCCCACTCTGACAGCGGCGAAGATCAGCGACTTCGATACGCAAGTACGGACTAACCGCCTAGATCAGATGACGGCGCCGACGGCGTCGGTGGCTTTGAACAACCAGCGGATTACTGGCCTGGCCGATCCGTCGGGGGCCCAGGACGCGGCAACGAAGGCGTATGTCGATGCGCTTAAGACCGGTCTGGATGTCAAGGACAGCGTAAGGGCTGCGACGACCGCTAACATCACGCTGAGCGGCACTCAGACCGTTGACGGTGTGGTCCTGGTGGCCAATGACCGCGTGTTGGTGAAGGATCAGACCACCGCGTCTGGCAACGGTATCTACGTTGTTGCCGCTGGGGCCTGGACCCGCGCACTTGACGCGGACAACACGCCTGGTTCCGAAGTGACAGGCGGTATGTTCACCTTCGTGACGGAGGGTACGGTTAACGCGGACAGCGGCTGGGTACTGACGACCAACGACCCCATTGTTCTCGGTACTACGGCGCTGACATTCGCCCAGTTCTCCGGGGCTGGCCAGATCACGGCAGGGGCCGGTCTGACCAAGACCGGTAACACTCTCGATGTGGCCTCGACGGGCGGAGGTTCGCTGACAATCGGGGTCGATTCGATCAACCTGACATCGGGTATCGCAACGGCGGGCACATACCGCTCTGTCACTGTTGACACTTACGGCCGGGTTACCGCAGGCACATCCCCGACAACTTTCTCTGGGTACGGTATCTCCGATACATCGGCAAACTTGGCCTCGGCGATCACCGACGAGACGGGCTCTGGCGCTCTGGTGTTCGGTACGTCACCGTCCCTGACCACGCCTTCTCTGAGCGGGGAGACATTCAGCACAACGGCCAACGTAACTGCGGGGACCAACGCCCAGGGCCAGGGCGCTCTGACCAGCGACCTTAGCGTTATCACCACAGCGGCGGCGAACCCGAGCGGCGTGACTCTGCCCACCGCTACGACCGGCCGGCGCGTGATCGTCGTTAACAAAGGCGCCAACCCGGTCAATATATTTCCGGCATCCGGCGCAACTATCGATGCTCTAGGCACCAACGCCAGCATCCAGCTCGCCGTCAACGGCGTGATGGAGTTCAACGCGTCAAGCACGACGCAGTGGTACAGCTCGTTCAACTCGTCCGTCTCCGGGACCGGGGTTAGTTCGTTCTCCGCCGGGACGACAGGCCTGACCCCCAGCACCGCCACGACCGGTGCGGTCACTCTGGCCGGCACGCTCGCTCTGGCTAATGGCGGTACGGGTGCGACTGACGCGGCGGGTGCTCGTACAAACCTCGGTCTGGTGATCGGGACGAACGTGCAGGCCTACGACGCCGAACTGGCCACTCTGGCCGGTATGGCCAGTGGCACGGCCACTTCGCTCGCCGCTCTGACCTCGACTGAGGCCTCGGTGATCGACGGCTCGACCACCGCGACTGCGACGACCCTGGTCCTGGCCGACCGCATGGTTATCAACGACGCAGGAACGATGGTCCAGGTCGCCCTCAGCGACCTCGTCACCTTCCTTGAAGACGGCGCAGCTTCCGGCTTCGATCTGGACGGCGGAACATTCTAAGACCAAATCGCCCCGTACATACGGGGCTTAACCCTTCTACATAGAAATCAACGGGGAGCCAAATGGCAAATACAATACGAATACGGCGCAGTTCGGTTGCGTCGGCAGTTCCGACAACCACGCAGCTCGCTCTGGGCGAACTGGCCATTAACACGAACGATGGAAAACTCTTTCTGAAGAAAGACGTTTCGGGAGTGGAGAGCATTGTTGAGGTCGGAGCGGGTGGTGGTGGCGGTGGCAGTCCTGGGGGCAGTAGCGGTCAGATCCAATTTAACAATGCCGGTGCGTTTGGTGGTGCGAGTGATGTCACTATCCACGAGGGCGATCTGGTTCTTGCGGACAACGCTACAGCGACCGCACCGGGAGCAGGCAGCAAGCTCGCGGCGCTGTCAATCGGAGGCCGCTCCATGCCGAGCTTCAAGAACAGCTCTACATCGGCCGCTGCTGTACTGCAGCCGACATTTGCTCGGAACCGCATCTGCATCTGGCAGGGAGCCAGTGGATCGAACGCTCCTGTCGCCTTGGGCATTGCCACGCTGACCTCAACAGGCACCGCAACATCCGCCAACATCGCCACCACCAACAGGCAGACGCGAACGCAGCGCCTTGAGTATCTCGTCACTACCGCAGCCACTACAGCGGTTGCCGGCTGGCGCTACCCCAACCTGGGCTGGACGGTCGGCGGCGCTACTGCGGGTGAGGGCGGCTTTTTTTACGTCTGCCGCTGGGGGCCAGCCACCGGCGTCGCAACAACCACGAACCGTGCCTTTGTCGGCATGACCAACACCACTGCTGCGCCGACCGACGTTGAGCCGAGCACGATCACCAACATCGTCGGCATGGGCTGGGACGCAGCAGACGCCAACATCCAGATCATGCACCGCGGCACTGCTGCAATCACCAAGGTCAACCTCGGCGCCAGCTTCCCCGTGCCCACCGCGGACCGCACCAAGGCTTATGAGCTGGTGATGTTCTCACCTCCAGGCAGTACGCAATCGGTGAACTACACCGTGACCGACCTCGGCACAGGAGCCACGGCCTCTGGCACGATCAACACCAACATGCCAACCACCACCACGCTCCTGACCCAGCGTGGCTGGATGAGCGTCGGCGGCACCAGCAGCGTCATTGGCATCGCGCTGATGAGCTGCTACTTAGAGACTGACTACTGACACGCTTTGTGATTTAAGTAAAAATCAACTCAGCTAAAATAGTTAGTTGTCGTACTCAGTGGTTTAAATTGACTATATGGCGAACAATAACCGACCCAACTCCTCGCAGATCTCCTCATCGGAACTCGAAAGCCTTAGAAGATGGGCGAGTATGAGCGGTAGGGCCAAGGATCCGTCAAGACTAGCACCGGGCCTGACAGAGGGCCCAGCGTACCCGACGATCCCCACCCCACCAAATCCCAGCCCCTACAAGCGCTGGGGCTGTTCCTCCTGCAGGAGATCAAGATGACAACCAGAAAGACAAAAGCGGAACTCGAGAAGGAGAAGGAGAGGGAGGAAGTGTACGAACCCGTACTTGTTGTGGAGGTGGAGCCTCCTGCGGAGCCCCCTACGGAGCCTGTTACTGAACTCCCTGCGGAACCCCCCGCTCCCCTCCCCGAAGTCACCGGCATCTTCCTGGGAGAAGAGGACCGCCGGCTCCTGAAGAAGTTCAACAAGCACATTGTGAATAAATTAGGGCTAACAAGCACCAGGTCCTTCAGGGTCTGATAGAATAGAATCGGCCACCTTCGCCCCACCCACAGACTTATGAAACCCGAGCTCGTTAACGCGTACATGGACATCGCGGAAAGATTCGCTCTGGTATCCAAGTGCAATAGGCTGAAAGTGGGCGCCATAATCGTCAAGAACGGAAGCATTCTAGCCCACGGGTGGAACGGCACCCCCACCGGCTACAGAACCAACTGCTGCGAGGACGAGGCCGGCACCACGTCGCCATTCGTCCTTCACGCCGAGCAGAACGTCCTCGTTAAGATGGCCAAATCCACCGAGTCGATTGACGGCGCGGAACTGTTCTGCACGCACTCTCCGTGCCCGGAATGCTCCAAGCTCCTGGCCCAGAGCGGGGTGAGGAAGGTGTACTACCGGCATAGTTACCGCATCTCCGAAGGGCTGAGGGTACTCACGGACCTCGGCGTCGAAGTGGAGCAGGTCTGATGAGCCTGAACTCGGAGGAAGAGAAGGAGTCCCTAAGACAATCCCTCAAGAACACGGAGAATCTGAACGATACGATACTCTGCCTGGAACGGGTGCTGGCGCAGAGGACCCCCTTCGCTCTCTACATCGCCACGGCGGACAGAACCGACTGCGCCTGGATATTCGACCCGCAGACCGTGTACCAGATGGTGGGCGGGGAGGATAAGTACGACCGCATCCTCGACTCCCTCTTCCCATCAGAGGAGGATAAGTCGTGCGGGGTGGTGTTCTTCATATTCAGGAAGGTGGGACCGATCTACTCCATCCGCGTGGATCTGGAGCTCATAGACGGTATAATCAACGACCTATACGATGAACTTTAGGGCCTTGAGAGCCGCGATTATCTCGTTCACTTTGCTCTTCAGCTCGAGGTTCTGATCGGCCATAAACCTGGACCCCGCTGTCACCGTCTTGTTTGTGGGGATTACGGTCATCGCGGTCTGGGGCGTAGTGGTGTTGAAGCTAGTAACAGTGAACTCCACCACCTCCCCCGTGGTCGTAGTGGCGATGAAGACGTCACCAACATCCAGCTCGGAATCGAATATCGTGGCGGTTCCCGTAACGTTAGCGCCGGCGATCTGGATAGTGCCGGTGTAGTAGAATAGGTTGAGGGCGGTGCTCAGCTCCGCTATCTGCTTTGGTGACGTTGTTGGGGTCTCCAGCACCTGCACTCTGTTGGCGAGGTTTTGGGTCTCGATTACCGCTCCGTTCACCTTCTCCTCCAGCGATCGTTGCGTCAGGCTCAGGGTCTGCAGCTGATCCTGTCCCTCCGTCAGATTCTTCTGGAAGTTTTGCTCGATGGTCTTAACGTCATCCTCAAGGAGTTGCAGAGTCGTCTCTATATTGGAGATGGACGTTGCCGTGGCCTCCGACAGCGCGGCCTGGGACGAGGCTATGGCCGTCGAGAAGATCTTGAGGTCGCGGATCTTAGCGTAGGTTCTGTCCGCGAACCTCACATTCACAATACCCATCTCTGTGGTCGGGTCGATGGCCTCGGCCAGACTCACCCCCAGCTTCAGGCCACTCTTGGTGCCACTTCCGTCCTCTACGAAGAGAGCTCCCTCGGATGTAAGTCCGTCCTGTGAGAGCACCTCGCCAGTGGTCGAGAGTTCCTGCCTCGCTATGTTAAGCAGGCCACCCGCGTAGTCTTCTATAAATCGGCTTCGTAGATCGGCCATACTCCTCTATCGGTCAGCAACTATAGTAGTCTTTAATCAGAGAATCCTCAAGGCTACTCGTGAAGAAGGCGTACATATGAGGAGGTACGATCGACGCCGGCGGGGGATTGTCCCAGAGCACGAGCCAATTATTACACAGTAGCATCCTGATCTTGGACGCCACGCGCCTATTCGACCAGTCGATCTCCGACCCTCTCATATCAAGCAGGGTCTCGTAGGTTTTTCTGAACATCGCCAGTCGGCTATTCGCCGACGCCGTGTGCACCGGCCTGAAGTCCCTGAGCAGTCTCTCCTGGGCGATGGGGGTAAGAGCGCAGTTTCTCGCCAGGAGCGCCTTAATAGACCGATTGTTGCCCAGGTTTATCACCCCCAGCGCCGGGCAGTTGGAGATATTGAGCACCTCTAGGTTGGGACTGTCGGTGACGAAGACGGCTCTCATGTTGGAGTTGCCCTCCAGGTTGAGGTTTTTAAGCCTCGATCTTGGAACGTTGAAGTTGGCGTGGACGAGGCGATTCTTCTGCAGATTTATGCTAACGATCCGCGGATCCACCACCTGCCCCGAACGTGGATCTATCCAGTGATCCTCCCACGTGAGTATGTCCTGGTTGGTTAGTTTGAGTTCGACTATGTCTCCGGAGGCGTTCCTCTCGCTCCTCTCCACCTCCACAAGGTAGGAGTCGTTCATCTGCTTAAACAGCGAGGCACGATTACCACCGAGAAGAAAATCCTCCCCCTCTTCCTCGAAGGCAACGTAGTTGAAGTGGTTGGGGGTTCGGAGCCCGAAGGGTAGGGTCTTGGAACCCCTCAGGGTCTTGAAGAACGTTTGCATCTTCTGGGTCACTTTAACTTACCTCCGGACAGGGTCTTAGGGCAGAACGCCAGGTAATACTTCCCTTCGTAGGGAGGTGAGAACCTCTTGCATTTCATAACATTCATGCAGATCTGGTAGTGGAATGGGGAGTCGAAGCCCGCGCAGTTGAATTCCGAACCCTTCTCCATCTTGGCCTTTAAGAACTCCACGACTCCGAACTCGGTGTTTCCGTACTCGCTCAACTCAGCCCCGCCCGACTCGTACACGAGGTGATCGGAGAGTATTGTTGTGAGTAGTGGCTCCCCCCTCTCCCCGACCAACGTATCCGGGGGTAGTAGGCTCATGAACGAGGCGGGTTGGTCGAACGCCGACGTGGGAACCATCGCGGTGGTGGGTACGTACTCCGCGAAAGTTCCCAAGGGCCTATCTACCGCCACCTTGGATGGAGGGACTCCAGGGATGTCGGAGTAGGTCTCGGGGAAGAGCGACTTATTAAACCTACCGACGCATCGCTGCTGGGATGAGGAGTACAGATCCTCGCAGTTAGAACCACCGAACCTCCTACACGACGCCACCGGATCGAAGCTCTTGGAGCCGGGAGGGTCGGAACTTGACGTGGAGATGTAGTTGGAGCCGAGGGCCTGGGATCTGACGTCCGGCCCTCCGTCCAGGCTGGTGTACACAGGGGGGACGGAGCGGGGCTTTGAAGGCACCCGTTGCACGGGTGTATCCAACTCGTACCTAGTGGCAGGGGAGAAGGGCTTAGCTGTCGCCCCGGCGACTTGTAACTCCACCGTCTCGTCGGGCAATAGCACCGTATTGGCCAGAAGGTTGGCCTCGGAGAACTTGATGAACTTGCAGACAAGGTTGATAGGAAGACCGTCTACCATCTCGGTGCTGAGGGCCTCCGACATCGCGCCGGCGATGGCCGTAGCCTGCTCCGAAGTAACCGAGTTTTTTGCGGGGACGCGATTGGGAAGTCTGGAATTCCCGACTCCAGGCGACTCGGAGATGGGCGCGGTGCTCGCTACGCTAGTCATTCCCGCCATGCTACTCCCCCCGGCCATAGACGACACGAGCTGCGGCAGGGTGCCGTAGGTTTTGTTCTGCGATAGGACGAGTGGCCCCAGTACCTTCGAGAAGTCCGAAGTATACGAGAAGTTGTAATCCAGTTCGGAGCTGAAGATATTTTTGACGATCGACAGGTACTTGGAAAACTCCTCAAGATTATCCACGATCCTGAGGAGGGCGTTGGTCTTGTTCTCCGTATCCACCTGGAAGTTGTTTACCTGGTAGGAGTTTTTGTAGTTGCTAAGTTTGACTCCAAGACCGGCCAGGCTAGCGTACCTCAGAAAAGAGGTGAACACTCCGCCGGAGAACCCGTCCAGTACGTGACCTAGCTCTGTAGGCGAGGACGGGCCATTGAGCACGGAGAACAGTTCCTTCGGCGTAAGCCCCCTCGCCTTATCGTACAGGGAGTCGATAATGTCCAGGGACCCTACATTACCAAGGTTGTCTCCGATTATCTTAGTCCACTGCTTCAGCGCGATGGGCACCACTGAGTTTGCCTGCTCGTAGGTCATGGTGGGAGTGGCAAACGCGTCGTCTTTGTACACTCCTGTTATCATTTGCTCGACAAGAGGCTGGAGGATCTGCACATCCTGCTTATTTTTTATGATGGTAGACTCGCCATTCTGGTAGATGAAGGATATGGATTCCAGCAGCGTGAGGTTATTTTTTCCAAGTATCTTGTTGAACTTCACAAGCTGTCCCGGATCTACAGCGTAGGTCAAGCCGATAAGTAACCCTATGAGTTTAGGATAGCGATTTATATTGATCGAAGTTAGTCTGGACTTGTCCTTCTCCGAAAGCTTCAGTATGTTGAGAAGCGAATCCACCGAACCACTGGTATAGAGGAAGGAGAGGTACGCGTCCACGGCCTCCTGCCCACCAAACTCGTAGACGAGCTGGGCCAGCTCGTAGGCTTTGAAGAATGACTTGAGGTCCGACGAGTCGGAGATGGGAGCAAAGTTACTCACCAACTGCGAGAAAGACTCCACCTGTAGCAGTTTATCCACCTCCGAATCCCTGAACCCGAGGGATCTCAGAAACTCCACCAGTTTCCTATCACTGGCCTCGTAGGCTTTGAAGGAGATGTTGGGTATGAACTCGGAAGTGGAGATCCCGACCCCTCTCATCACATCCAGTATCTCTCCCACCTTACCCGAGATGCTCTCTATCCACGTTCCGAAAAACTCCAGGGACTTTCCTGGTAGTACGGGTTTGACAGTCGCGGCGGAGAACCTGGAGTAGTTATCCAGGAGGTACTTGATGGAGCCCGTAAGTCCTCCTCTTATGGAGTCGTAACCGTAGTCTAAAAAGTACATCCCAGGGGGAAACACCCTCTGAAACTCCTCCATCTGAACCCGCACCGAACCCAGTCCCTCGTATCCGGGTATGCGGCCCCTCTCGTCCAGCGAATTCACCACCGCTTTTACGGTATCCCCGACGATAAGGCTTCTCCGGTAGATGCTCTCCAGCGAGTAGAGCAGGATGTCCACGCTTGGAGGCTCCGAGTAGGATCCGGCCTCCTCTAAGGAGTCAAATCGGTCCTCTAGACCGTCGTAGAACTGGGAGTAGACGGGGTTGTAGATGAGTTTCCCGCTCGCCTCCACGGTGCCCTCGGGAACCTTCTGGGAGTGCACGAACGACCTCAGGGAGCCGAAAGGATCTAGGAACTTCAGCCCGGGCATCTTATTGGGGCTCGGAGACGCTTTGTAGAGAACGTCGAACCTGCCAAAGGCTGAATCTCCGCCGGAGAGGCTGAAGATCTCCGGAATGCTCCTTCCAAAACAGGATGCGAATAGGTACTCCGAGACTCTGGTGATGTAATCCACGCCTCCCACCGGGGAGCCCTCGTAGGACCCAAAGGAGTCGGATAGGTTCTTAAGGTCTTTTATGGAATCCAACAGTTGCTTCCCGACGCCACCGAACGTTGAGGGTAGTAGGTTCTCGTCCACGTTCTGAGTCTTAGAGTACTCAGCTACTTTCGAGTCGGAGATTATCTCGTTGGAGTCGAATCCGGCCTCGGTGAATTTGCCAAAAGCGTCCCGAACGTTGGACTTCAGAACATTTCTAAAGGACTTTGCGTTGTTAAATAGTCTGGAGGAGTACTTTACCCACTCGGTGTTGTCGAAGTAATCGCGACGGGGCGAAGTCACCTCAGGTCGTAGTTTGTACAACTCTCCCTCAAACACTACGAGTGGGGAGTAGGATACTGGAATGCGGTACTGAGACAGACCCAATTGCGTAGCGAACCTATTATACCCTAGAGGAGAGTAGGAGGTGGTGTCGGTCTGCGACGAGAAAACCTCCCAGTACCGCTCCTCGGTAAACAGAGTGTACACCTTGCCACTACTGTTGTTGTACTCGAGTGGGGTCACGGAGTACAGTGCTTCCGAGTACTGGTACTCAGGCTGCGCTCTAAGTATATCAGTGGCTTCCGACGACGAGTAGAACGCAAAATCCCCAGCATTCTCACCTATGAGCGCAAAGTAGGTCTTGAGCGATCCGGCTATGTTGGCGTCGTAGGTGGGTTTGGACCTGAGAAAAGACAGTACCTCCTCAAGGACGAAGGGCAGGAGATTCTGCACCGTTTCGATGTCAAAGTCCAGGTCGGATAGCACGTTGATCAGCACCGACTTGAGCGGGAAGATGGACACCTGCTCATTTGCCCCCACTCTGTCCAATAGGACGTTGAGGAGCCTCAATCCGGAGCTGAGGAATCTCTGCCTTGAGAGATCCACCTTCAGTTTTCCAAACGCCACCTCGTAGGCCAGAAGACCCTTGGATACTAGGCTTTGAGCGTTTATACGGACACTCTCTAGAAGCTCTGAGGTCATCGACACGACAAATCTGTTAAACTTTAAACTTGAGGTTTAAAGCTATGAGAACGTACAAGAAGTTATGCAGTCCAAAGTCTCGGTGACCCTAATCAAGAGTCAAGCGGTGAACAATTCCTCCGACCTGAATAAGATGGCTGTTCATCTCGAGCAGATACTAGCCGAGAAGGATGGAGTTGAACTGAAGGTCCGCCAGGGACTCACCGACGCTCTCATCAAGACCACCTCGTTTGTGGTGTTCTGTGGCTACGACTGCGCCACGCTATCCGAACTTTTCAAGGTGCTTTCCTTCTCCGAGAGCGCTGACGGTCCGGTTGTCTTCCTCTACGAGGAGCCGGGTCAGTCCGTCTGGGAGAGACTGAACTACATCCTGAGGGATGGCGTGGATCTGCGACGTATGGATCCTAAGATTTTTCACAAGATCGTTGACACGTGGTCCTATCGTGATATAATTGCTACTATAGACGTCGAACTACGTAAGCTTGGAACTGGATCGACTACTGGCTCTGACTCCCCAGCTAAGTGAGGAGCAGTTTCGCCTGCTCCTAGAGCACGATCGCTGGAAGACGGAGGCCACCTTCTCCCACGAGGTGAGACTCGAGGAGTTACGGATCGCCTCCAGACGCGGAGGAGGCGGAGGAGGGGGCTCCAAAGCCCCTGAGTCCGGTGCGGGAGGTCCTTCTATGGAGGACCGCAGATTCAACGAGCTGACCTCGTACGGGGCCTGCGGCGACAAGCACATCGGCCTGATCTCCAAGACCAAGGTGTGGGAGGGAGCTAGCGATCGCTCCTCTAAGCTCTTCGAGCAGTGGTACTCCCACCTCCAGGAGAAGGACGTGGTTCCTCTTAAGGACCTGAAGGAGGGGAGGATCAAGACTCTACTCCTGGCATTCCTCTGGGCTAGCGGATGCGCCCATCGCATCGCCAAGTGGCCCGAGGCACAGGACTCCCACCTCGTCGAGACACTGCGCAAGGATCTCAGGGATAGGTTCTCCAAGTTCTCTAAGCACTCCATCACCGCGGCCTACGAATCGCTCAAGGTCTTCTGGAAGGAGATCAACGACTACGAATCGTGCCCCTTCAACTCCAGCCTCATCTCCGATGTTCTGGACGAGTCCTACCAGTACGTCTCGCAAAAGGCCGAGGAGGAGTCTAAAGTTGATGTGAAAAACTCGCCTCTTTTCTCCGAGTTTGAGAGGAACTTCCCGTACGTCTCCCTAGACGTTCTGGAGAAGTACTACCTGAAAAACAGATTCAACTTTGTGGCGGCTGGAGTCTGCTCCCTGCGCAAGACCTTCACAACCGTGCGCCCTCAGGAACTGGAGCACAAATTCTCCGAGAGTGAGTGGCCTAAGAAGTGGCACATCTACCTTAGCTCATACGAACCAAAATGGCAAGCACAGCTCGAGAAGATACAGCAAGAGACCCGGGAAGCCCAGAGGGAGTGGAAAGAGGGGTAAACATCCTCACGAACTCCCAGCCGGTCATCGTAGACGGGGCGGACGAGTACATCGAGAAGTACGAGAAAGGCGAGATATCCGTCGACGAACTATACGACTTCATCCTGAACGCGGAGGTTGTCTACGTAGATCGTTCTAAACATTCGGAGTTTAAAGAATCAGATAAGAACCAGACAGAGTAGGGACGTGCATGACTGAGAATCGTCAGGCGGCGAAGCAGATTAAAACTGGCTACTACGACCGATACTTCAGTCTAGGCATAGCTCAGGGCAGCTTAGCGGGTTATAAGGCCGATCCTTACGCTTTCACAGCGACTCCCTACCTCAACTCGGGTACGATCCTCCCGCGCCGCGACGACATCCTCATCGAGGAGGGTGGTGGTGGCCCGCGAGCGATCGAGAAGTACATGCGACTGTTCAATGACAGTCACATCATCGCCGCCTGGGAAAAGATCATCGGGGAGATCGTCCAGCGCAAGTGGGAGATCGATCCCGCCAGCCCCTCCGATCGCGACGAGGAGGTCGCTGAGTTCGTCCGCCAGGTGCTGAAGCGCATGGGCACGAATACTCGGCAGGCCTACGGCAAGGAGATGCTGGTAACGTCCAACTCCGCGTTCGATACGTTTATCCGTGGGATGTGCGAGTCGATGATCCTCGGCATCTCGATAGGAGAGATCTGCTGGATGAGGCAGGGCAATTACATCGTCCCGTCGGAGATCAAGATACGCGACCCACGCAGGTTCCAGTTTGTCCTGAACGAGGACGGGACTATGTCCCCGCGCCTGATGACGGTGGACTCGCCGGTGGAGGGCATACCATTGCCCCTGCGTTCGATGGTCATACACAGGCACTGGTCCTATAGCAACTTCATGGACCCGTACGGCACGGGTCTGGGGCGTCAGCTCTACAGCCTTGTTGAGTTCAGACGTACGCTGATGTCGTTCTGGCTCCAGTACGCGGACAAGCACACCACCCCCACAGCGGTGGGCAAATTCTCTCTGGGCACTCCCGACGAGGAGGTGGCATCCCTATTCACGGCGCTTCAGCGCCTGGGTCAGGAGACCGCGATCGTGATCCCCGACGAGATGGAGGTGGATTGGTTGGAGAGTCAGGGCCGCTCGGAGGTGTACGAGAAGCTCATCGAGTACGTCGACCAGCAGATATCCTTTGTCCTCAATGGCGAGAATACGGTGGGGCAGGAGACCGGTAATGTGGGTTCGTACGCCCGGGACCAGGTATCCGACTCGTTGAGGATGCGTAAAGCAAAAACCTTCTCAGAGGAATTAGATGAGACAATTAACGCCACGCTTATACGTTGGATTGTTGAGCTTAACTATCCGGGTGTCTCCGTTCCTAGACTTCGTAGAAACTTTGATGATCTAGAGCAGCGTGAGGATCCCGTCAAGATCGTCCAGATGCTGACGCAGCTTCAGGCCGTGGGTTACGAGGTCAAGGACCTTGACTGGATGAGGGACAAGCTGGAGATCCCGTCCCTGGGCAAAGTCGACCAGGCCGGGATGATGGGCATGGGTGGAGCCCCACCGGCCGCGGGCGCAGCGCCCATGTCCGAACCGAAGACCCCGGAGCAGATGAACGATTCGGCGAACGGAGCCATGGGGGCGTTCGGAGCCGACCAATCGGACATGCTCAGCCTCTTCGACTTCTCCGAGGGAGACTACGATGAGGACGGGGATACGTCCGACAAGACCAAGAAGGATAAGATCGCCAAACTCATAGCGTCCAAGTTCGACGGAGCTCTGGACGATGTCGGGTTCCAGCGCATCGTCTCGGATAGTGGGGATTCGGAGGCTTCCGCGTCCAGGATCCACATCGACGAGTACACCTCGCCAGGCGAGATCGCCCACGGTTCCAGAAGGCTCGTCGAGGAAGTCAAGAAGGTGCCGTACCTGCGACCCGACCAGTCCATAGCGCTCAGCGCCCTGAGCATGGAACTGTACAGCGTGGAGAACCAGATCAGAGTGGATGATATAGACGTACTCGAGACCACAAAACTTCTCGACCTCTACCAGAGAATCTACAGACTTAACCGCTCTGCGGTGCATAAGGAGTGCGTGGTGATCGACTGCAGGAAGGCGGGTTACTGGAAGTACTTTGCGCCGTACCTGATGTGATTCAGGGGGGTGGGCTTAGTTTAAATATCGATAGATACTTGTGTAAGTTTATCCCGCCATGCTATCATACAAGCCGGTAACACAGTCGCAGTTCTGGATCCAGGCTTCCCCCTTCCAGCACTACTTCACTAACTTCAGCGGAATTCGCGACACCGCTGGCACCTCTCAGTACGCGGACGGGGTTCGTGGTCGCATCTTCAACCTCAAGGGACCCCGCACCCTGACAGAAGTGACCGTCTCGGTGCCTTTTGACCCCGAGCAGCACGCCGACGTTGTGGACTTCTGGAAGGCCTACGGTTGCGAGTTTGTGACCCTGACCATCACTCCCGTGTCCTGTGGTGAGGACCCGCAGCCCATCGGCCAGCGCACCATCACCATCCCCGACGCGCAGATGACAAGCCTGAACTTCGGCGCAGCCGACCGCGCTTCCTCCAACGTCTCTACTCTCGAACTAACGTTCGTGATGGATACATTTACCTACAATTGATCGCTAGTTGTAAGGATAAATATGTCCCTCTCCAACCTCTATTTCAGAGGATGCTTCGAGCGGCTCTCTGAGGATCAGAAAACCGCCGTCGAGGAGGCCGGTGGGGAGGGCACCGTGGTGGACGCGGGTTGTTCCAGGGAGGTCAATACCTGCGGGATGAGCATCGACGACCTCCTGAACGACTACTCCTTCTACAGCTCGCAGAAGGGGCTTTATAAGTCCTGGGGTGACATAGAATTCCCCTGGCAGATCAGCGAACTAACTCCGAACCTCCTGTTCTCGGAGACAAACGATAAGTGGGGCGTGGCCACCTACAGGGCCGTAGTGGCCTACGCTGAGGGGAGTAGGGTGCTCCTCGTCGAGGAGGACGGGCACAGGATCAGTCTCTACGAGGCCAACGAGGACATCGAGGCCGTGAGCAGAGCTTTCGACCGCTCGAAGTGGACCCGGATCTGCTACATAGACACAACGATCCCGGCGGGCATCCCTACCATCGAGGAGCTGAGGGAGAGGTACAAGCGCTACAGCCTCAAGCTCATGGACCAGGAGTGGGGGAGTTACGACGCTGAGTGGGACTCAGGACTCTTCCAGCAGAGCCTCAGTGTATGCTACTCTCCAGAGCTGACAACCACGGAGCTGGAGAAGTGCCTCAGGGACAACTCGTCCGATAAGTGGAAAGAGGCCCGGGTGAGAAGACAGTTCTTCTACCGCGAGGGGGACGAGGTCCTGGTGGACGGGGAGTGTGGCGATGCGGTCTGCTTGTACATAGCCAAGCAGGACATCCCCGCCACCCAGGAAACCCTGGAATCCAATTCCAACTTCGACCACAACGACCCGGCCTGGCAACGTGTATACTGCGTACCCACCGGAGTGAATAGATGCCTGGAGTACCAGAGGGAGAAGGATCCGGCGCTAGGCTACGATGTTGTACAGATCGGCTCGAAGGGGCACTTTGTCGAGGTCCCGGCACCCTACAGACTGAAGCCTCCAACGCCCTCGCTGGACGAGAGAGCGGAACTCGGACTTCCCCCGCGTGTTCTCACTCAAGCCGAGATCAACGCCCTCCCGCAACCCCCCACGGAGTAACCTATGCCAAACTCATGCAATGACAGTGGGGTGAGCAGGATCCTCCCCACGTCCTCCCAGGCGCTAAACCAGAACCCCTTCCAGCAACCGTTCCAGTTGAACCCTAACGTGTACCAGGGGTCGGTGTCGGGGTCGCTGATCGCGGA